AAGCCGCAACAAGTGCTAATGTTGTGCCGTCAAAGGTAAAGTTTGCATCGTCTTCTAGTGAGCCTGCTGTGCCAGCAATTACAACACGATTATCAGTAAGGTCGCTTACTGTTGCAGATGCAAGCGTTGATTCGCCAGTAACGCCTAAAGTACCTGCGATTAAAGTATCACCAGTTCCGTCTCCGGCTACAGTAAATGCATTTGTATCTACTGCAATGCCACCATCTGCGTTGAGTAGTCCAGTAAACGTACTTGAACCAGCAAAGTTAACTACTGAGTTTAACTCGATAGTACCAGTGCCGTTAGCAGTAAGTTCAATGTTACCGTTAGTATCCGTAGAAGAGATTGTATTACCATCGATAGTAATATTATCGATATTAATGACATCAATCTTCGAGTTCGCATCTACAACGATTGCTGATGAGGCAGTTAAAGTGCCATGTGCATGATCTAGCAGGTCAGTAAAATATTTACCGCCAACTACATCAATTGCGTTTGCGACACCGGCAGTTTCACCGCCAGTACCTAAGTATAATCTATCTCCGCCGTTCGTTTGTAAACCAGTGCCATATGCGTAGCCAAATTCGCCTAGGGCGAGTGCGGTTGGGGCTAAAACACCACTGGATCTTTTGATCTTAATAATAGACATTTAGAAATTGCCTCCGTTTATAATTGTATTTATATTATCCATTTCAGTGGTCGCTTCCCACTTCGCTGACGTACTGTTATAGAGAATAACTGCTCCGTCTGAATTGCTAGATATGTCAACGTCAAATAGGTCTCCCAACCTAAGTGTGGCTGCGTTAAGCTGATAGTTCGTTACCATAAGATTTTGTGTAGGCGTTAATTTAGCCTTGATGTTTGCCATCTTTAAGTCCTTGTTATTCCAGCTGTTACTGTTGCAGTGCCCTGTACAACTCTAACTTTACTTCCTCCACCAGAAGTAATTTCGATATCGTACAAGTATCTACCAGGTTCCAAAACCTCAGTTACACTACTATCCAAGCTAATAGTTATTTGTCCTAAAGCTCCATTATGCGAACAGATAAAATTGGTCGCAGTAGTAGCCGCATAATTTTTTCTCATTTGCGAGGCAACAGTGTATCCTTGAAGATCAAAAACTGCTCCTGAAGCAGTCTCTACATCAATCAGTGCGGAAAAATCTGTGCCTTGGTCTATTACAATATTTGCTTTAATTGCCATGTTATTTCCCTAATCTATGCTACTTGTATTTATAAATAATAAGAACAGAACCCTTAACTAATTGGATTTAAAATGACATCAAAATACATCAAGTTCGGACTTCGTGCCGATAAAAATTTAGCAGACTTGGAAGACTCTAGCCAAGCTTTAGCCAATGTATTAGACGATAACTCTGCGGCATTAGATGAAAACGGTCAAAAGAGCGGATTCACTGTTGCGGATATTAGTCCTGTAATTGGTTTAAGAAATACTGGACTATCAGACTTCACGAATGAAGATGGTCAATCAAATGATCTCGCAAGCTTAAATGGCACTGTTGTATCGTTTACTAACACACTAGGACAAGACCAAGTCGTTGAGCCTCTTGTGACTATTCAAGATAATATAAGCAACTTTAAATCTGTGTTAGGTAATCCTCCTTGGATTAATGGCGGTGACGGACTAAATTGTTTCTTTATCGGTAGCGATAGAATCAATCCTAATCCTACTGGCGCCATCACGGGTAATTCAGGTACTGCTTCAACAACAGGTGGCTTGTCATCAAGTCAACTGTGGACATCATATGCAGACGGAGACTTTACTCCAGTTATTGGTCCAGTGGACTTTTGGAATAACGGAGTCTTCGCCTTCAACGCAAAGCTTCATCCTCAAATGCAAAATACATATGGTCTGGTACAGTGGACCGGATATCTATCAAGCAACTATGATCAAGATTGGGGCTCTACAGGGTTATTTATCATAGAAGAAGATACGGTGGATGACGGCACAGAAAATAATTGGACTCAGCTTAAATCTGTTTATGCCACTCCAGATTCTAATGATCAAAACAGAAGTGCCTTTCAGCTAAACAGTTTATCATATACTGGTCCAACAGATGGAGTAGTGACGATAGACTATAGCGGATCTTCTATTAATAAAACGTCTATCTGTGCAGGAATGTCATTCGAGTCAAGCGGTTCTCCTTATGAAATTGCAACAGTAGATCCAGTAGCAGAGACGGCAACAGTTCAGACATCACAAGCTATAAGTGGACTCACTCAAACATTTAAGTTCAAGCCAGGTCAAGATGAAGTCACAACCCCAATCAAATTTACTGCTCAGAAAAGAGGTAATAGATTAAGGGTTCGTTATACTCTTTGGTACCCAGATACAGGCAATGGAACTGCTTATAGAGATAAAGGATTCAGAGAGGTTAATGATAATAGCGAAAGAGCGCCATACTCCGACTACTATAAAACTTTCGACAGAAATCAAATATTTGGTCCATACACGTACAAGTATTTTGAAGATAATAAAGCGAGTGCTTTGAATCAGACATCTACGTCTAAATTGACTGTACTCGATACTATATCTCTAATTGTCGATCCTCCAGAACTATTAAGTGATAAAGTTGTAGGGATATCTGGTAGCAATACTACTGTAACTCCAAAGACGATTACAATACAAGATAGTTTTGGTAAAATATCTGCATCTAACTGGACAGGATGTTCTGTTGGCGACTGGGTAGTATTTCAGAAGTCAAATAATAACACATATGCTTTTCAACTATTAGAGATTGGTGGAGTTGATGACGATGATAATTATTTTGCTTATGTCAAAGACACGCTACTTACTGATGCGGGACTAAGTATTGGAGATACAGAAGACGCAATCATATTTAAGAATATTGGACTTATTGGTCTATTCAGACTCGACTCTGCTGGTAACTCTCAGGGATCACTATATTCATTGCCTCCATATAACATCAATCCTGCAAGTAAAGTGTTTGCAGATCAACTGTTAATGACTATTAAAGCAGACGGAACTGATGGACTACAAGTCAAAAGACTATTTGATGCGTCCGGAAGTGCTCCTAGAAACATCACGATATCAGATCATTTGAGTAATGGAGGAACAAACTTATTTAATGGAAATATTCAGATTGGTGCAGTCTATGCTTCTAGAGGATTAGATGATAAATCTTCTTACTTACAATGTAATGGTGTTTACGGAAGAGAAGTTGCATCTACTGCGGCTATCGGGCAAAGTCAAATAGCTTTAACTACTACAAATGGAGTTTCGACTGGTGATTACGTACACTTCTATGGTACTGGAAATGCTGGCGGTACTGGAGCTATACCTGGATCACCAGATTTTAACAATAATCAAGTTGGTTCAACTACAACAGTATCGAGTATAAGTGGTAACACTATAACATTAAGTGCTAATCTAACGGCAGAAATACCAGCGGCACGAACTATAGTTTTTATTAACGGCAGTGACCCCGCAAGCGATAATAAAGAATTCTGTGTGATTCCTTTAAATACCGCCCCGCCGTTTGAGGGTACAGCCGTTGGTCTTAGAACTCCCTCAGCTAATGCAGATTTACTTGTAGTGGGATTGACTTTTAACAGCCTAAAGATGCACACGCCTTCGAGTAATGTTCAAGCAATTACGCCTCCAACTAACGCTACACACTATTTTCCTATAGTGTATAATGGTACAACTTATAAAGCTTTACTCGCTTAATTCTTGAGAAGTAAAAAGAAAGTTTCGCCATTAATTGTAATAGGTAACTTAAAGTTGTAAGAGGCTAATGTGTTAGTCTCTGCAACTAAAAGACTTCCAGGAACTTGAAAGTTTGGAGGATTTCCACTTGATGGATTTAACTTCAAAGTGTTGGGTTGACTATTCGCTTCAGTTGTAGATAAAACTCCGCTTACCGAATCGTCCCACGGGTTTGATGCGTCACTAAACGCTCTGGTAGAGCCTGCACCAGGATTTGAGGCATCTACGATAAACAATCCAGGAGTAGTGTCATTCGGTTCTGTACTGACTGTCGCATCATTATCGACAATCATTACAGAACCCCTAAAGCTAACTCTCTGATCAAATGAACTATCTTCAAATGTAAGAGGCACCCTCTCTCTTTTATAATAGTATAATGCTAGTTGAGAGTTGATATAATCAGACTGTGAGGCAGAAGAGTATTGATTAAATAAATCAGCCGCTCCGTCATCAGCACTAACTCCAGTCGATGCCGATGGATTAGTTTCAAGCCTCTTGACACTTAAGTTAGATAAATTTTCCGCTGTGACTGTATCATTACGTCTTAAGTCTCCAACAGGTGCTACTACTTGACCGAGTGAGTTTCTAATTCTAAACTTATCGATTCCATTTGATGAGTGAACTTCATAAATGAATTCTGTGGGAACATCTCCAAATGATATCTTTGTGCCGTCAGAGAAAGCAACTTTGCCTTCTCCTGTAACAGTAATCACATCTGCGCTTGAGTCATATGAGTAGTGTGCAGCCTGTATCTTAGATATAAATTTTGTATTTCCATCAAACAGAAGTAAGTCTGTAGTAATGTTTGGTCCACCTAAGTTATCAAGAATGCCTCTATCTAGAGTACCAGTATCACTCTCTATTAAGTTTAAGTCTCTTACAAATCCTTGAGCCATATCTTTTCCTTAATCCAGTAGAATAGTCCAGAAACGTTCTAGGAAAGCAAGCTTGTTTGCCGTACTAGACTCTCCTTCTGTTCCATCGTTAACAATATTTGTTCTACTCAGACCATTGTTACCAAGTAAGTTTACGCTAACTCCGCTTCTAGGATTACCCGCATAATTATCGAATAGATCGTTAATCAGAGGTGCACCCACAGATGCCGGTAGTTGATTGTTACTCAAGTCTATGATACTTAAACTTGTATTATACTTGAGTGCGTTTGTTGTATATCCATCTATAGAGTTACTGTTAAGATACAATCTTTGAAGTCTTACAGCTCCACTCATACTAGGCAGATTGCCACTTAAGTTATTGTTCTGAAGATACAAATAATACAGATACGGAGTATTCAGCGCAGGTAGAGATCCACTAAGCTGATTGTTATAACAGAACACGTATCTCAGTGCATTAGTTGACCAAGTAGGAACAGTACCAGTCATAGCATTACTATCAAGTCTCAAGTAATATAAGTTTTGATTTGAAACTAAGTTGGGTAAATTACCGCTAGTGTTAGTGTTTCGAATATATATTCCACGCATGTTAGTACAATTAGAAAAGTCTGGCAAATCTCCTGCAATGTTTCCATTACTATAAACATAAAGCCATTGAAGACTTGACATGTTAGAAAAGACTTCTCCATTATTACCATTAACTTGCGAAGCAGCCGTACCATAAAAATCGCTATCGTTATGACCAGAGCCTGCAAATCTAATATGCTGAAGTGCGTCTGCTCCAGTAAAGCTATTGTCTTCTAATCCGCCTGACACTGAAGTCCATCTCAAATCTAAAACTCGTAGAGAACTTAAAGATTGATTTGCAAATGCAATGCCAATATCCGCTTGTATTGTACTTGATGCATAAAAATATAATTGGTCTAGTGCTGTACACCCAGTAAATTGTCCAGCTAGATTTCTGGGCTTACTGCTATCTGGACTAGAGTAAGCCTGAATGTAATTGGTCAGTAAGGTCTTAGAACTCATATTCACTACGTTATGAGCATTACCGTATGATATAAACTCACCTATGCTAGAACTTGCGATAGAGATTGGCTGAGTGCCGCCTGATCTATTTTCAGCAGTACTAATTGAGCACCACGGGAAATATAGATATGTCAAGTTTGGACTAGCGCATACTCCAGCATCCAACTGACTATAGGGTTGATTATATATTCTATATTGACTTATGCCCTTCACTTTAGGATTAGCAGAATCTATAACAGTCTTTGGAGATATTGTACCTCCAGTCATGCGTCTTTGTGCATTTCGACTATAATATGTCTGAAACTGTAAAAACTGTAGATTATCATAATCAGTTAAATCTATTGTAGTGCTATCAGAGAATACTCCGTTCATCGTTAAGTGAGTCAATGTGGTAGGAAGAGTGTTTAACTGAGCGTTTGCGGGAAGTTGATTTCCACTCGCATCTTCTGCCCTCGACATATCATTCGCACTAATTGTTATCTTTTTAAGATCGACTGCAAGTTCATCACCACCTCTACTTGAAGGACCAAACTTAGGTAACTCATAAAAGTCATTATTGTTAATATCAATTCGTTGAATATTATCTAAGCCGACATTTGTCCACTCGGTTAAGTTACATCCAGGAAGACGTAACTCTCTAATTTTTAAAGGATTATAAAAGAACTCAATCTTACGTGCTTTTGATGAACTATCTCTAAATGCGTAAGTTGCTGGAGAATCAACTGTACCTGCTCCAATAGATCCAGTAGCATCACCAGTATTATAAGATTGCCCTCCAGCTTTGTTTGTTATTCTCCAAACTGGCGGTACAATTCCAGCTGAATCGCTAACAGAATCAACTGCATGTGACAAGTCTACATTTCTAAAAAAGCCTTCCCATTCTAAAGGAATTCCTTTCATTGCTAGAAACTCTTTAGCTGTGCCATTAACACTAATTAGAAGCTTGTGTGTCGCAACTTCAGCCCTAAATGTTTTTGGAATTGGAGCAGTACTTGTTCCTAGTGAACTGAATGTTACATTGTCTCCTGTTACTTCAACTTCTCCTCCATATAAAATAGAAGAACCTATTGAAGACCAAGATGAAACTCTTGACGTTGATATGTCTGCTGTTTTGATACTGTTATTGGAATAATCCAGATAGTTGTATTTGATTGCTGCCGCATTAATCTGGTTATCAATCTCTAAGTTGAAATCTAATGGTTGTCCAATATCCTTCAAGCTAGTGAGAAGACCTCCAACTGTAGTTGACGATCTAGCAAGAGAAGCTAATTCCTTTTTTTGATCTACAACTAGTCCAGATACTGTGTGTAATTCGTTTGCCTCAACGCTTGCATTAGATGCTAACCCAGATATGAGCGCCAAGTCCCTCTGGTCTAAGCCCAAGTTAATGAGAGACTGTGCCGCATTATCGACATCATTCATTGCTAATTGTACGTTTAGACCTCGAAATGGCATTACTGTTCCTTCACTGTGAGAGTTACTTCTACATTACCAACAGATGTACCGTCTACTGCTGATCCTGTAAGGTATATTGCTTTATTATTTAGCAGTCCTCTCGCTAATCCCTTTCTGTCTCTGTTGAAGATATTTGACAAGTCAAACTTTTCTGGAACTCCTCCTTGGAGGAACAGAGAATATATTTTGATGCCAGGTCTTAATGGATTCAAACATTGATCGTCAAATCTAACACTTGACAATCTATCTATGCTTTGAAATGCCGCAGGTGAAAGAATATCACTTGAAGTGCCCGACCCAACGATACTTAAATTAGGAGCTTCATCTCCCTTAATAAACTTAGGAGTATGAGTTCTAACACTATCTGGTGTAAACTCTTCGACTATAATATTATTTACTTTAGCATTATCTTTTAATGCTACGACTAAGTAGAGTGGCTGAGCATTAAACTTTACTGCCTTTGATCTAGTAAAATTGTCTCCGTTTAAATCAGGATCAAGTTGCCAGTCATGTGTAATTGATACTGTCTTTGTCTGAATAGCAGTCACGGTTCTGTTGCCACTATCAGTAGGATCTCCATCAACATATGCAAAGTAGCTTCCGTTCGAATCTAACACTGGAACTGTCGTGTAGTATATACCTAGTCCTACGCTTCCCACGCCTATCTCTGTACTCTGGGCTATTACATTATTTGAACCATCGAGCGTAAATAATTCTTCGGCTGGAGCACCACCAGTAAATGTAATCTTCCATTGACCATTAAAGTTTCCTGTGCCGGCATCAATCGAACTTACAGGATAATCTACTACTCTAACTTCTCCTTTTACAGCCGATACGTACCCACTGTCATCACCTGATGGACGTGGAATTCTGTTATCGACCATAAACATATCCGAGTATCCTGGATCCCACTCATATCTATCAGCTTTAGTTGTATATTCAATTGCCGCACCCTCTGAAGAATACTCTTGGAATAATTCATCGTATAAAGAATACTGTGCCCTAGATCCGTCATCCGCTTCAAACTTTAATTTGTTATTATCGGTAGAGTCCACATATGGCTCTTTTGAAGTAACTGATATAGCAAAGTCTGCGAAATGTTTGCCACCATCTCTTGCACTAGGATTTAAAAAGTGTACTTTAAAGTTATTACTGTATATAGGAACTGTCGATGCTGTAATAGTATGGTAGTTGGAAAGTCTACCAGTAAATTGTGTTCCTGATACACTAGCATCTATGACTGTTCCGTCTGCCTTAAGTCCCTTAGCGATACTATCTATCACTAGAGTTTGCGAACCATTTCTTCGTCTAATGTTAGTAGATTGATGATCATTTGTAAAGTCATAATCAACATACGCATTGTAGATTCCGTCTGCGATTATATGAGCATTGTCATCTTCAACATTTAGAGCATCTCCGTTTAAAATATCTAGTTGATTGCCTCCTGTACCTACAAACCCAAACGTCAATGTTCTAGATAAGGCATGCACTCCATTGTGTAGAGAAGTTGAAAAGTTATAATGTACTCCATCTGGAGAGCCATTGATCTCTTCAATATCTATTCTCATATCAATATCACTTGATATAGACATGGTAGAGGGATAAGCTTTCTTGAAGTTGGTTAATCCTTCTCCGTCTGAATTGAAAATCTTTTGTTTAGGAAGAATGCCCAATAAGGGAGTTCTTGGTTTATCTACCTGTTTACTATCAACTGTCGTAGTTACAAGTCTAATAGTGCCCTCGTCTCCGCCATCGACATAGTAACTACTACCGTACTTGTATAATGCTACAGGCTTTTTCATCGTAGCATTGTCTTCGGTGTAAACTAGATACTTAAATTTAAAATCAGGATTTTTGAGAATAGGTTTGCCAAGACCGTTTTCGATTACAAGTCTATGAATTAATACCCAACGTGCATCGCCGTTACCAGAGGGAACGTATGCGTAGAATTTAGCGCCAATTGCACCATACCAAGAAAATTCAATCTTGTACATCGTAACATCTTCAAACGATAGAATATATCCAGATGGTCCATTTCCGAGTAAACTGTCTCCGTTAAACTTAGTACGTGGTATTACAGTTTCCCACATTGCTTCTCGTACAGTTGTGCCTTTAGGTTCAATGGGAGTAGCTGATTGATCAGTTGGATCAAGTCCTTGTCTAAGTAATAGGGCGTCTGGTAATTTGATAACACTTCTACGAACAATGTTAAATCTAGATCCAACTAGTTGAAACATATATTCGTCTGTGTCGTTTGAGCATCCCCACTCAATCGTATTTACGTTTGATGCTGGATCAGTTTCTTGTCTTACACCAAATGTAAATCCACTTGCTCGACCAGGCTGATATCTAAATGTCTTCTTACTTTCAAGAATCGCAAACTTGGTTGCACTTGAACTGCCGCCAGGCTGTGCTTTACTTGACAAAAACGATCTGATAAATGGATAGATAGGATCTAAAGTGAAGTCTGGTTCGGGTTGACCCGTAAGAGTTGGAAATGACGCATCGCCAGAAACTATACGATCAAACAATACTGTCCATCTTTCAATTTGATCAAATGCTCCTTGAAGATCGCTACCGTATTCAACATCAAAGAATGTGTTATCTCCAGAAAAGAACAGACCATTAGTATTAAAGGTAGAAGTAGACGTTACATCTATTTCTGCTTCACCACTACTGACGATTTTAATATCAGTGTTTAAAAAGTTTCTTTCAGCAAATACACGATTGTAGGGTAAGAATATCGTGTAAAGATATTTGCCCATAGCAATGAAGTTCATGAATCTTTTTAAGCTGTCAGATGCTTCACTTTGCCTATTCGCAATCGTACTGCCAGGAAAGTTGTACTGACTAGGATAAGTCGATATGACTAATGCTTGCTCTGTGCTTTCTTCATAGAATTTGGGATTGAATCTTCTTCCAAAAATAGGATTCTCTTTACTATACCATTCTGGAGGATAGACTGCATTTGAAAATGTATAATAATTCCAGTTCTCTTCATCTAGTCCGTAAGTAGAAACATCTGCAAAAAGACTTAGTTGTTCTTCAGCACGAGGTACTCCAAGAATGGAGCTACTTACTTCTGACTCACTTGAAAACTGTTCTTCAACAGGAACAGTTACTACAGGACTATTATTGTAGTTATTTGAAAATATCGATGTAGCGGAATCAGACCTAGCAAAGGATCCTAGTACCGCTTCATCTTCAGTAACCACAGGATTACCAGCCGCATCGTACAGAAGGTTACCTTCAATGTCGATAAGCTGTGTAAACTGCTTCGTAACTGGAGCAGGTACTTTATCCAGTCCAAGTTTGATCTGCTTTGGCATGAGTTACTGTTCTTCCCATGTGCAACCTAAGCTTACTTGGATTGGCGATACTCCTGAATCGTTGTCAGAGTCTACTGCAAAATAAAGACTATCTGCTTGGTCCGTCAGTGGGAACGATAGATATTCTTTATTGTAATCAAAGTAAGGACTTAAGTCGAGTTGTTCTGTTCCCGGCTGTAAGTATATAGTCGCTACGTTAATACCAGTATTTGGAATTGGTACTATCGTATCGTTTGCAATCTTAATTGAACTTAATCCCTCTTTCTCTGAAGTTACTTTAGTTACTGTTGTTTGTGCTATGTCATCTCCGTCTGCTTCAAATCTCAAATCAGGTAAGAATGAATCAGCTTTTAACTGAATTACTCCGTTAAATGATTCTAAGAGTTCGAAGTAGTACTCATCACTTTCTTTGTAAAGTCTGCCGAATACTGTTACTTCGTCTGCATCAACAAGTGCTTGGAACCAACCGAATACGCTTTCGTTATTATCGATATATGTTCCAGCTCCTCCACTTTCAGTCACTCCGACTGTGCTTAATGGCTCATTCAATGCGGTCAACGTATAAGGAGCATCTAAAGTAAATGTTCCGGTAAACACTGTGTCCGTCTGGAATATAGGAGTCTTCTTAAATCTCATGCGAACAGGCTTTGCGTCTACGCCACTAGATAGGTTCGATGAAGAAAGTTTTGTAGGATAAACCTGAACTCTATTACGAACAGCATTTGACTGTTGAGTACTCAAGATAATCTTCTTGGTTTCTAGATTATATGTTGCATTTGCTCTGTCAACTAAAAGACTCATGTTAGTTGGATTAGTGGATGGAACACCATCTAGATAAACCTTATTCGCATCTGCCCAAACTACTTTAATATTTTGATCAGTTCTGTTTGCACTCTTAAATCTAGCTCCCATAAAGAATCTAGGATCTACGCTAGTATTTGCGTTACCGCTAAGAGACGATGCGCTGATAGTGATAGTGTTGTCTGCTGAATTATAGTTTCCGTTAGCGATAGTCCAAACTTTACCATAAGCATCTTGAGTAAGTTCATTGTTGTGACTATACAGTCTTACTGTACCTCTGTCGCCACCATCGATGTAGTAAGAAGCACCGTATTTGACAATAGAGTGAGATTGAGATCCGTATCCTCTATCAACAAAGTTAGCATCTTCTCCATCACCTAAAGAAAGTTCATCACCACCACCGTATGTCGTATACGTAATAGGAAGTGTCGCATTACCCAAAGAAGCATTCTTGTATTGGTTAGAAGCACGTAAGTGGTGTACTCTTACCCATCTTGCTTCTCCATTCTCTACTGGAACATATGCTAAGAACAATGCACCAACAGCACCATACCATGAGAATTCAATCTTAAGCATAGTAACTTTTGTAAAGTCAAAGTTATATAAGCTACTCATTGATTGGGTTACGCCGTCAATAGTATAAACTTGACCAGGTCTTGCTGTACCACTTTCTCCTGTAGCAACGTCACTATAGACTCTTTGTTTTGCTGGTGGATTTGTGAGATCAGTTCTTCCATCTAACGTGTCATGACTGAATCTTGATCTAGGCACACGATAATCATACACTCCCCAAAACTCTGGCTTAACGTTGAATCTTACCCATGTAACAAAGTTAGGATCAAAGTTAACGTAATCGATCTGGTCACATACAGTGTTAAGACCATCTGCTGTAGAAATGTCTAGTGCTGTGTTAACATATCCAACACGTAAACTTGCTGATGCGTCTGTGCTATTGAGATTGTTATCGCTTGCATACATGTACGGGAATACCATTCCACCTGGGAAAGTATCTGTCGATCCATCTGCGGGAATATTATGTGCGTCTCTATAGTTTGTTGGTTCATATCCATGATATCCAACTCCAACAGATCCTACATAAGTATTAGTTCCTGTTAGATCCTGCTTGAGTTTACTAGTACCAATCGCAAGAGTAGTACCCTTTTTAGGGAAGATGAACGGAACAACTGTTTCTACTTTGAAATCGGCAGGAACATCTACTGCGTCAAAGACCTGTGCAATACCATCTTCATCTTCTAACGTAAACTCGTTACCTTTTGGTCCAATCACATTAACGACTTTGTATACTTTTCCTGCTTCAAGTCCTGTGCCTCCAGTTCTCGCAGGAGTTGGCGCAGGAACAGCAGTTTTAACTTTGACGTGACCTTTAAATTGGACTACGCCTTTAGTTAGTTTAAGTTGATCATCAGTATCAGAGACTGCCACAATCTGTTCGATATCTTTGAGTAGCTTTGGATCATAAACAGCAGAGTGTGTTAAGATGATTCCGTCTCGCATTGCAACCAAGTTACCAGCAAATCCATTGTCGCCAACATCCATTTGCTGAGTGTCTTCAATTGAGAAGTTATTGATAACTCTCGTTGCAAGTGCATCGAGTTTGATATACTGTGAAGTAGATGAACTATATCCAAAGTAAGATGCAAAGTCTGCTAAGATTGTATCTTTTAGGTGAGTGTGTCGATCAATCTCTGCTTGTACTGGATTACCTACAATGTTGCCATTGCCATCATATTCAGCTTGAGAGTAGATAGACATACCAAAACCTGCGCTTGCAGATGCTGGTCTACCACCTTTGAAGTACATAGACATGTTGTACTTTGTTTCTCCGTCACCGCCGCCTGCGATGTCGTTTCCGTATCCGCCCACAATATATCCAATATCTCTTTGACACTTATACTTAAGTTCTTCTACTGTATATGGATATCCAGATGGAAATTCATATGTTGCGGCTGAGTCGGCAGTACCTGTTCCTGAACCAGCACCGGTGGCTGTAAACGTACTTCCTACAGCAGCCGTTCCACTTAAACCAATTGCATTCCAATTTGTGCCATTGCCTAAACTAGAGATTTTATATACTGTGCCAGTTACAAAACTACCAGCAGTAGTATCTCCGTTTCTAGCAGTTACGTGATATGCCCAATAGTGTGATTTAGTTGCAAAGATGGTATCAATCTTACTTCTGTTACCGTAGTCGCTATCGCTGATAGTTGGAACTAATACAGACTGTCCATTATTTCTATTGAAAGCAGTATTCGTAATTCCAGTCAGTGTAGTGAGTTTCGATATACCAGCTGATGAAAGACCCGCATATGTTGTTAATGCAGTTCCTAATGCAATGTGAGTTGGCTTCTCATAAGTAGCAATCGCAGGAAGTATAGCAGTTGCGTAGTTAGTGATGTTAATCTTAGTATGGTTTGTACCACCATGCTCCATATCTAGTAGATAGAAGTCTACCCAGTAATCCAAATCTCTTGCACACTTCTCTTTTACAGAAGCCGCAGTCTCAGATCCTCCGATTGCTGCCGCTAAGTCTGCGTAGAAAGTACCCGTGTCTAGTCCGTTAACAACTCCATCGATAATAGCAAATCTATTATTCGTAATAAGTTCACGATCTTTCACTAACAGTGTACTAGGAACAGCCGCTTCACTTGCGCCTTGTCCAATGATTCTATAGTCATCAAACTGACTTCTAGAAATGGTACCTGCTGGTGCACCACCTTTAAGTGATTGTCCTACAACACCAGTTGGAGAGTTGGGAGCTTTTGTAAGTGACTGTGAACGTCTGACAACAGAGAAGTTATCTTCTTGCGAGTCATCTCTAGTTTCCCAAAAATATCCATCAAAGTTATCATAGATACCAAACTTTCTAATTGATGGGTTCTGAGAGAATGTGCTTTGTCCGAGTGTTGACTTAACACCAAACGTTGCGGCTGATACACGACCAGGCTGATATCTGAAGAAACGCTTCGATGTTAAAACTGCTGTCTTATTTCTAGGTGCTTCTACGAGCGCACCAGCTTCCGTAGGTAAGTGTTGAATGCCGTGTCCAGTGATATGATACTGTGGAGAAGATGACCACTCACTTGGATTAACATCATATGTGTTAACGTCTGCGAAGATACCTAAAGCAACTTCGGCACGTGGAATACCCAAGAGAGAAAGTGCGACTTCTGATTGTACTTTGTTTTGCTCTTCAACTGGAATAGCAGTCTGATCTGAGGCGATTACAACAGGAATCGATTTCGAAGCGGGCTGAACACCAGGAGAAACGGGCGTAGTACGACCTACGTTTACTACACTAGCGTTATTATTTACATTTGTTATACTTGACATATTAGATTATCCTTCCTTGTGCCATCACAAAGCTGTCTATTATATTTAGCGTACCACCATTACCAACACTCAAGTCGACCTGGTTATTATTATCGGTACCGCCTCCCGCTCCTTTAAATTTAATATCGACCACTGAAGTTACTCCGTTTGTTGTAATGTTGTGTACTGTTCCTGTTGACACGTTTCCTCCGTTGCTCCAACCAGTATGTCCGCTAAACCGAACTCTTTTACCTATACTTGCATAAAGTAAGTTGTTCACAGTGATAGAATAAATTGGATCAGCGCCGCTTACGGAATCAACTGTCCAAGTAGGAGTACCAGAGATAGAGCCACATGACACTTCGTTTCTAAATGTAGATGCCCATCCTATACCTTCATGTAGAGAGTTGGCTGCCTTAAGAGTGCTGTATGAATGTGCTCCAGAAGCGTCTTTAATTGCGTTGACTATTGCCACTGGAATAGTGAATGCGAATTCGCCTAATTCTCTACTCTCATCAGATTTTGGCACATCAATAATTTGAATTGTATCTACACCGCCACTTGTTGCTGTGCCGTTACCAGCTCCTGCAGTTGCGGCTGTGAAAGTGTCTCCAACTGAATACACAACGTTAGATGTTCCTGCGGCCGTATTCCATTGAGATTGATTTGTAGTACCTAGAGACAAAATAGTATATCTGGTCGGTGGGTTAGTAACTTGGAAATTGCCTGCTTGAGTTGTTGTTCCGTAAACTTCTTCAACTCCTTGTGCCGTTTTCTGAATATAGAATGCACGATGAGTAATATCTAAGATAGATCCATCTGTTGCACTCAAGTCAAATGGAGCACCGTTTTCTTGATATACATGACCTGGAGAATCGTAATCATCACCAGCCGTTTTCGCTTCTGAGAGATCGATATTAATAAGATCATATTCAGAGTTAAGAATATCTGGAGTTGGTAAGAACTCTTGTGCTGGTCCCATAAGAACGTTTGGTGATGACACAAAGAATACTGAACCATATACAAACAGACCGCTACCACAATTGTTAATAACGTTGTTTGCTACAATGCCTTTGTTTGTTACTGATACGTCAACATAATCTGTATAGTTTTGGAATCTATTGCCCACAATCATAGTATCAGTACCAGAATCAGCAATAAGTGGACTATATTCATATCTATCTGTCACAGCACTGTCAGTGATCTCACTTGTGTTGATTTTCATCTCAACAGGACTAGAAGCATAGATGCCACCCGCTGGAGCATTTGTAATTCGTACTCTGTCTAATAGCAGTGAGTTACAGTTGATTCCAAAGTCTAGTAGATAATTTCTATTAATAGTAGATGAGTCTGGCCATAAGAACTGATTAGATGCTTCTCCGTCAATGTCTACTCCTACAATAGAAAGAGAAGTCGCTCCTGTTGCGCTTTGTGCGTAGATGAACTTACCATTCAATGCACTTGATTCGCCTCCAGTCCAAGGCAGTTTCTTAATCTTCGTAATGTACGATGTGCCGACAAGACCGAAGTTGTTAGGTAAACTAAGTTGTGACGATACATAAGTCTTAGCATTCAGTACGATGCTCTTCTTACCAGCTGAAGCATTGTTAGATATAGCAGTTTGGATAATAGCAGTATCATTGTGACAAATCTGTGCAGAGTAGTTGCCTGTTCCGTCTGGCGAATTAACGAATACGAAATCATCGATGGTTAAGTCAAATGAATTAGTGTTCTGTGTAATAGATTCGATGCGTTTGTCTACCCAACCACGTCTTGAAACGCTTTCAGATGTGAGAGGAAAGTGAATTACGTTAGTAAAGGTGTTGTCTGTTGAGTTCTTACCAGACCAAGAAGTATAATCGAATGACAGATAGTCAATCCAAGATCCAGCATCTATCTCTTTTCTTCCTAATACGGCAGTCAACTTATAGTCGCCAGATGATCCTATTCTTCTGAATACTGCGACACCACGATCAGCGGCAACACTTGCGAAACTCAATCTAATGAAGTGTGAAGTATTAAATTGATCTGGTACATTAGCCGCCCCACCTGAAGCTGGAACGTAAATTGTTCTTGTCTGTGCATTGGAACCAGGCGCTATCTCGCCAGTCTCGTAATTAAATTCTGCAATCTTATATGAGAAAGTATTTCCTATCGTGCCCGACTTTTTAGCACTTTCTGTTTCTGTAAATCCTTGAACAGTTAAAGAGAATGTTGCTGAGTTTGTTGGATTCTGAAAAGACGATTGTCCTCCATAAATCCTAATAGTTTGTCCGACAGAGAATTGTTGTCTAGCGGCAGAGTTTTCATCGCCTGTTATACGAATAGTTTTAGACTGTTGCTGTCCACCAGAAACTCGGGTATCGATAAACGTAACGCCTAGTCCGTAAACACTATCTCGTACATCGCCTTGATCAAATGTACTATTATAAATGTTAAACTGTTCACCGAAGTTATCAATTACCGCTTGTCTACCTCTTTCAGCAGTATAGTATAATCTACTTCCTTCTACTAGATAAGTTGTATCCATTTGGACTGTACTAGATCCAGCCCACTCCATTGTTTGAGTATCGTTGTCGTACCTTACAAAGCCAATTTCAGGAGTGTTATTAGTAGGTACTGCCAGGTCTATTGGAATTACTGGAGTACCAGAGAAATTAGCATACGTTAAGAAGTATGAGCCGTCTTGATAGAAGTCTGCTATAGGAGATCCAGCAGTAGCAGATCCTGCAACGAATAGCTTAGTAGCACTTAGTCCATTACCAGCATTAGTCGGATTATATGTATTGAGTCTCGATACCAGCAAAGCTTGATCAAAACTGCCTTCATCGATAATAGAAGATTTTAGATCAGCAAACGTAATCTTTTTCGATTCTGTTTCAGATACATCCGACAGCGCAAAGACATCGGAAATGTCTGGCGTAGTTATTGATACTAATTCGCTAAATTTTTTAGTCATCTGTTGTTGCCTTTAAATATGTAAGGTTATCTGTCTTTATTTATATCATCAAACGTTAGGCTGTTTCCCATGATACCTTAACTGCGTCAATATTAAGTTGGAAGTCTGGATCGGTATAAGCTACAAGTTGTTTGTATCCAAAAGTTAGGTAGACTATAAATCTTCCAGTATCAGTTATAGTTTCAAACACATCAGTTCTAACATTAGCTAAATCGAAACTCAAGAATCTAGAAATAGGTCGACCATCACCGCTTGTATCATCACCACTAAATGTAGGAGAAACTTCTCCTTTATACACTAACGCATCATTTCCAGAATCAACATTTACTATTCTAATGCCAACTTCGTTGATGTTAACATATGCATCTCCGTTATCGTCATCAAGACTTCCATAATATCTAATATCAGTTGTAGCCGAATCAAGAGGACTTAAAGTTAATTTAATGTTTCCAGTAAACGTAGATGGATCAATGTAAAATGTACCCATAGGCACATTATATGTCGTATAGTCACCAGGCAGACTGCCATGAACGGGGTCGTTATAAGCAAGAGAGCCTGGTAGTCTGCCGCTTCTCACATCAGTTCCGTCTGTCGTTATGTTAGCCGGAAAGTTGTTTGCTTCCCAAATATAACTATCACTCGTTTCGGCTGTGTTGTGACCTGGAATGTTTGCACTGCCTTCAAAAAAGTTTCTAGATCCATACAACTGAGAAAATGAAATTGGTCCACTTGTAGGAACTAAGTTATTTAGAGGAACTGTTTGCTCATTACTGGCATTAGCAGTGGTTCTTCTTTTAATGTAATATCTATCATACCAAAGATTGTATCTGGAGGATATATCCATATATTCAAAATAGCGTTCAGCGTCATCAGGGTTATCAGGATCGAAAAATCCTACTGGCTCACCTGCGAATTGAAGTAAAATTGATGCTCCACTAGCATCAGGTCCAGTCGTATATGTGTATCCGTCAGTATGCTCGTACTCTTCACCTACGTTTCCATTTGGAATTTTAAAAGTGTATCCATGCTTATCATCAGCATCGGCGGTTTCATATTGCCAAGCAAAGAGTAGATCGCCTACTGCGACTGGCACACCTTCAGAAATACCATAGTCTCTCTGATAGACAGCACCTGTATTCGTCTGCCTGTAGGCGAACTGAGTGCCTTTAGCAAAAGTTATATTTGTTCCATTCACATTAACTGTTAGTTCAGTGGTATCCTCTGCCGCAAGAGTTGATATTAAATTACCAGTATACACTAAATTACTTTCATAATAAATTCTTATGTATGCTCCGCCACCTTGACTCTGATTGTAGGTTATTCTCCATTCATTTACTGATAATGCAGGCTCTATTGGAACTCTAATAGGTGGTACGGGTGTATTTACACTTTTAACTTTTCTTACATAATACAAATAATCTGGAGCATTGTTGTTGACATCCGCTCTCGTCCCGCTACCAAAAGGCGCAGAACCTGCTGAATACCGAGATTCGATTAACTCATTAGATCCATAGACACTCTCTTCTTCACTTCCCACAACGGTCGAACTTGGTACAACGCTTCCGCCACGATAGTATTCACTTAACGAAGAAGAACCAGTATCGGCTGGAAACTCTGTACGTAAACTTCTAGATCCACCGCCACTAGCATTGCCAAAACTAATTGAAGGTCTGGGTGTATTAGGATCGTTGTCTGGATCTGCGGACGTGATAGCCATCTACTTGTCCTTCTTAAGTTCGTCTATCTCTGCCTTGAGTTCTTTGATTGATTCGATTAGCAGACCTACGATATTACCATGACGAACTGCTTTGCTTTGTGTGCCATCAGGCGACTCTGTTTCATACACCACTTCAGGCAAAACTTCTTCTAACTCTTGTGCAATAACACCAGTCATAGGCGTTCCATCGCCGATATAGTTAAACGTATATCCAGAAATCTGTGCCACTTTCTCTAGAGCATTGTCGATCTTAACTATATTCTCTTTACGATTTCGATCAGATACGCTACCAAATGCTGTGATGTCGCCTTCTGTTACTAGTGAGCCACTGGTACCATTAATAGATAGCTTAGAGTCTAGACCATTATTAATATACATAGACTTACCGTCTAAGTTTATAATCATAGAGTTGACATCATTTACTGATCCATCTTGGAGTCCGATAGAAAATATTCTACTACCAGTTGCAAAGTCGCCATATCTAACAGTAGCATATCCATCTGTATTAGAATTCTGATTGCCAAAATATATATTTTCGCCTTCTGCTATTTGAACATCGCCACTAAATGCGGCTCCTGTCAGCGGAGCAAACCCGTTTAAAGTCGTAGTTAAATTAGTAATGTTTGCAACGGTATGATTATGACTATTATCAGCTACAATTAATTCAACATCAGAAATATCAGCCGAGCCATCAATAGAGAAGTTACCCGTAACATCACCAGTAGCAAAAGTTACTGTGCGAGAGGCTGCCCAAGCTGTTGCTGTTCCGGCATTACCAGTTGTGTCTGCCGTAAGAGATGCGGGCATCATTGCATTATCGATTGTCCAAGTGCTACTAGTTATAGTGTTTGCGTCTGAATCAAAACGGACGTATTCACTACCTAAAGCAATATCTAAATCAGTATGATCAGCAGACGTTTCAATTTTCCAAGTAGGAGTGTTAGCTGATTGAAACTCAATTTTGCCTGCACCAGTAGTCTTATCTAAAATAAGATTGCCTTCGACTCCCAAATTAGAATTGACTGTAATAGTATTACTGGAATTAGAATCAGTTTCTTGAAGTGTATCAATATACAGTGTACCGCTAGAAGTAATATCGCCAGTAATCACAACATTGCCACTATTCGTTTCACTGTCACCTATAGTAACAACTGATCCGATAACGTCAATGATGTCATTGGTCCTAGTCTTCCAGACTCCAAAAGTATTCTGATTAGTAATCTGTGATAGTGTTCTACTCATTGTTTATCTCTTTACATGTTTGTTGTAGAGAAGTGATTACTTCTTCTAACTTATTTATTCTAAGTTCCAAAGACTGAATTTTCTTAGTCTGTTCGATTCTTGCTTTAGCGGACTTGAATGCAGACACATCTGTATTTACAACTCCCACATCTTTTCTTATATATCCTTCAGTCATCATGTCAGTGCTATCGCTCTGTAGTCATAAATGTGTGGAAATATATGTTCTGCTGGAGTTACATTCAAATCTTTATCATTGATCTCACTTGATGTAGCATGTCTCATCTCAAACTTAAGTTGGAATGAACTATAGTCATTTGTTTCGTCTGCTAAATCATATTGAAACTCTCTATAGTCAAGAGTGTTTGATAGATTAGAATACATGTCTTCATCAGAGTTTACTAATTTTATCCAATCACTTTGAGTTTCTATATCTGTAGGATACACAAATCTTGCATATACATCAATATAAGCGCCTGCTGGTCTGAATCCGCTTAAGTAAACACGAAGTCCAGTTGCGTCCAATTGTTCTTGCAGAGTAATCTCTTTTGATACCCAGCTTGATGTTGCGACACTTGAAGCTGAAATTTTATACTTGTATGCATTCAGAATAGACAGTGCTGGATCTACAATAGGAGTTGAAGATTGGTATCCATTATTTGTCATAGCGACTCTAATCTTAAAGTCATTGCTTTCAGTCAAACCTGGATTAACAATATTCGAAGTACTGTTAACTACTCTAAGAGTGCCTGTACTGTAAACATTTCCGTTTAAAGGTATACTCTTATCTACAGCAGAACCTTTATATAAAGTAAAGTCAGTAGAAGTTCTCATACTGTTACTTACAAAAATTTGAGGCTGAAAATACGAAATAGGTTCGTTGTCTATAGTAGATATAGTTGTGGTTGCACCAGTTCTATATCCATTAACTACTTCACCTGCTACTAAGAAGTTACCTTCTTTAGCCGAACTTTCTTTTAAGAATAGTCTATCTGCCTTTCTCTTGTTGAAGTACGAGACTCTTCCAGCTACAGTAAGGAAAGCAGTTGCGCTATTAGTTGTACCGCTATATGGAGCACGGATAGTTAAGATAGATGCAGTATCGTTTACAGCAACAATCTCACTTAAGAAATTATCATTGTTATCTACGATTAAGACATAATCTCCCACAGCAAAAATACTTCCGCCGCTAATAGTTACTGTTCTATCACTTACTCCACATGGCTTACTATAAGATTTCTTAATGTATGCCAACTCGTCATTTTTGAAATTCAAAGTCGTATCTGTTACAGATAAAAATTCTACATCATTAGGACTTAAATCAACAGATCCTGCAGTGGCTTGATGCTGATATCTTTTCAATGTAAACTTAATGTCTTCATCTTGATATGACTTCCAAGCACTATCGTTAGTCGAAGTGAAAAGAACACCGTCACCCCAATCATTCGTAATCGATGTGCCAGTTGCCAAATCAGCATTACCCACTTTAGATGTGAATATTAAAAAGTCTGGTGAGTTAGCGTCAGGAATAACAACAAAGCAGTATTCCTTGTTAACGTTCAGTTTAACTGGATTCTTAAATTGGAATGTCGTAGCAGTTGTTCCAGCATCAGAAGTATTAATTTGACTAGCACGTAAATGCTTTCTGCCAAAAGGTAAAACTGCTTGAGATGGATATCCATTTACAACTTCTCTCAACTCAAGTGTAGCACCAACAGTGGCAGATTTTGATTTAAAGTAAACATCTACACTACTAATCATAGACATGCTTGCGCCTTCTGCTTGAGCAGGTCTAACGATAAACGTTTGTGCAATGGGATCAACTCTCCACTGTCGTGTAAACGATCTAGTGGTTACGTTTCGCTCTACATCAAACGTGGGTGTACGAGTAGTCTGAGTTAGTTCAGATTTACCCACATCAAAATTATATGCTCTATACACAGCTTTAGTGTAAGAAGTCTTACCACTTTCTAAACTAGAATACTGATCAATGTCAACAATTTCGATTGCTCTTTCTCCCACAAAGAAAGTTGCTTCCGGTATATCAAATACGGCAGCAAGTGTGCCCTCTGCGTCAGTACGAACAGCAGATCCTTTAGCCGATCCATTGTCTTCTACTTCACTGACATTATATTCTGTTGCGCTACCTATAACAGTTGGATTGACATCGCCAGGATAAATATGTGAGTCGATTGAAGCGCCGTCTAAGAAGAAGTAGTGTCGAGTGTTAGGTCTAAGACCAGTAACTAGAATCTTAACTTCTCTAGACTGAATGTATGGAGACATCGTAACATCGGTTACAAAGTTTCCTACACTACTAGTAGTGACATTATTATCTCCTACTGTAAGACTATCAGTAGTTGTAGTTACCGTAGTTGTTTGGCTACGGTTGTTACCGTTTCTTTGAACAGCTCCAGAAATACTACTTACCTGTTCTCTTGTTAAAGGAATAACTTCTTGAAGGTTATCGATCAAATCTAAAAGAGGAGTAGCAATATCTACTTCTAAGTTGATAGCAGGATTCTCAATGACATCATAGCCAGCATCAAAAGGAGGATCGATTGACGCCTTACCTGCATAGTTATAAAAGTTAGATACACAGTTTCTAAAGTTTGTTGCGAATGGCTGTTCGATTACATTAACACGTGTTCCAGTGTCTGCCAAAGTAACAACGTCCTGATATACGTTTGCGCCCGTGCTTGAGTCAACTTTAAGATCGATAGGAAACTGAGTCACTGAAGGTGTTGCAACAGTCCTAGACTTATCAATGGCAGCTCCAAAATCTGGATCTTCTACTGCGCCTACACGTAAATCCCTAAACGCATCTACAAGAATGCCGTTCTTAAATCTGTTAGTGCCAGACCCATTAGGAATAAACATATCTTTAGTACTTGACTCAAGTAAACTCATTGAAACTGCATCAGTAAGTCTATCGATTTTCTTTTCGATGCCTGATATATCTTTCATCGTGTAGTTTTTATTTGAAACATCTACAACACGAATTGGATTGTTTCCCGTAACTTTAGTCACGTTACCAGGAACATAAACATTACTCAATGCATACATTCCAGGAATTTCTGGAATACTTGGACTCTCAGACTCGCCACCTTTGTAGATAGACAAGTCTCCGAACTCATCAAACACTACGCTATCGATACGTGACATGTAGTAAGATTGATCAGAAGAAATAGTCGCATTGTTTGAGGGCGAGATGCCTGCATCTACTGCTGTGCCTATAAGTGATACTGTACTTGCTCCAGTTTCACTCAATGCGTAAGTAGCGATTGCTTGCTTGTAAGGTCTAAAGTCAAAACAGTTTACTAGTGAGTGTTCAATGCCATCTTTACCTGTAAAGTTTTTGATTAAACTTTTATCAGACAATGTGCTATAGCTATTTGCTGTAAGGTATCCGCTACCAACTACAGACTGTCTCTTAAGAACTTTAACTTTAACTCTTAATGTTGTAGCGTGATTGACAACTTCGCCAGCTTTAGCAGTGATAAACGAGTGATCGTATACATGATCTTTCTGGTTGTTAACTAGTTTAAACTTAGACGTAATGTCCTTAATATTAGAAGGGTCAGAAATATTTTTTACTTCTAGTAGCTTGATTGCATTAGGTACACCAAGTGATGCCATATTAGGAATACCGAATACGGGATTACCACTAGTTTCTCCTGTCAAGTCATAAGTGGTATTCACATAGATGTCAAGATCGTTCAATCCGTCAGCTTCAGAACCTGTAACGATTTCATCGTAGTAGAGAAATCCTTCGAAGTCAACTTCGTTAATTATTACCTGTAAGTCAACTGTATTAAGAGGGCTACCATTCGCTTCACGTATGATGTCGGTGTTACTCATCGCAACGTATGAATTATTTACGAGAGGTTGAGTGTTACTAGTAGCTGGAATTGTTACGGTTGAAGATGTAACTGGAAGTCTTACTCTTCTAGTATAAGCGACATTTGATATAGAGTCAATGCTTCCTTTACCGGTATTGAATAATTTTCCTCCACTGTTAACTCCGTATAATGTTCCGCCATTCGTAAGAGTGGTTGATCCTAACTTTGCTATAGCAGTGTTCTCTTGACCGCTTGTCTTAGATATATTATAAACGAATATTTTACCAGGAGTTATATTTGATACTGAAGCAGTACCGATAATGTTATCAGAGCCGTCTAATAGATTAACTACTGAACCGTTAATAGGATAATTGTCTAATACTAGACCAGCAGTATGATTGTATGTAAAATATTGTCCATACTGTACACCAGTGTACTGATTTGTTTTGCTTTGAGTAAGAGTAGTTGGTTCAATCAAAAGTTTTCGAGGACTAACGTTTATAGTTTCTCTACCGAAAACGTAAGCTTTACCAGGAGCAACAACAGCGTTTGTATTACTGCCGTCTTGCTCAAGCGTTACTCTAAGTCCATTCGTAACATAGTTACCAGACTCATCAAAAGTTCTTCGAGCGAGTTCATCGCCAACAACATTGAATTCTGTTCTGTCACGAATACGTACTGCTTCACCTCCAACATATCTAACTAAAGCAAAGAACTCTTCTGGTTCGCTTGCTGTCGAGTATGTTACGAGTTGAGGTACTAACTGAAGTCTGTCTGCACCAGGTGCGTTCTCGTTATTAAACCCTGCGGCATTGTCGAGTAGCGTGGTATCTTTATTAGAGTTGATTAGATTTTCAGCGACAGTAAAGCCAACTGAAGATGCTCCAGGAATATTAGAGTACTTTGATACGATGATGAATTGATTATCAACAAAGATAAAGTGTCCCTTCTGATAGACAACACCCTCTTCACATGAAACACCAAACGATCTACCAGCGTGTCCAACAACTGTTGCAACTGTAATAGATGATTCGACAACAACTCCGTTACCGTCTTTGATCTTAAGCTGTTCACCTTGTGCGAACTGTTTCGCATCTGTTAAACTAGCACCTGTAACTGTAGAGTCATCAAAGCCAATGTAGTTGATATAGAAAGTTTTGAGGTCTGGGTCTTGAGTTTGGAAACCGTTTTCGCCCAAAATTATTTCTGCAACAAGACCGGTTGTTGTGCCAGTGGCTGTGTAAGTAACAGCGTCAGTTTGATTGTAGATTGTAGGATCAGTAAAGCCTACAGTATCATTTAGTTTGACGTAGAATATATCTGGACGTGAGGTAATATTAATACCACTAATGATAGTACCTTCTTTATAAACATTCGAACCAAAGCGTTCTACCTGCTTCTGAAGAATAGTTTGAAGTTGTGTTAACTCACGTGCTTGTACGGCTTTTGCGGGCTTAAACAGAATACGGTTAAACTGTTTAGCTTCACTAAAATCGTCATAGTACGGATCAACATTTAAGTCTGTATTAATGCCCATGTATTATACTCTTTTCCTAGAAATCGAAAATAAATTTAATTTTTTCTTTACGTGTAGCTAATCTCTGTATGGGATCAAAGTCTACGAAGTGTAGAACTTGTCCGCTGTACGGAGAATATTTGCCATACGTAACATTTGTACTAGCATTATTTATAGTAAGCGTACTAGCTGTTGTGGTAGACAGATTAGCTTTTACAAAAATAATACCGTTTTGAAAAGTGCTTTGAAAATCTCCATAGTAATCTACAAGGTATATTGTAGTATTGCCTCCAGAGTAAACACTCTCATGTATTCTTGCTGTGATCGTTTCAGTTACACCGCCCAAGTCAATATTCTGCTGAACATAGTGTCCTGCTATTGCGGTACTAGTGACATCTGATCCTTGAATAACAATTGAACTTCTATTATCAAACTGAGTTGGGAGAGTTGAATCAGTAAAGATAGGATTCTTAACAAGACCAACTTTAGTATAAGAGTTCGCATCTGGTATTAGAACATCTTCTCCTGCAAAGTTTGTAATAACTGATAGTCTACTCATGCCCAACTCATTGATCGGATCAGATCCATGTCCACCTTTAGGTGATACTACACATCTAAGCTGTGCGGCTTGAGATGGGGTATAACTATTTACGAGTGCAGATGGTAGTCCAAGTGTAGCAGTTGCGTACTTGTATTCGCTACCTCTTTCCATAAACTGAATAGATTTAAGTGTGCCGAACTGATCGATCACTCCGTAAGCAACACAAGGAGTACCTGTAGAAGTACTTCTAGTCACGTGAATTTTAGGAACTAACTGAAAGGTATCATTCGAAAAAAGGCTTGGAGTATTGCCATCAGAAGAAGAAATCTTTAGAATTATTTTTAAATCAGAGCCAGGAATTGTTTCGCTACTGAGTACATCGTAAAGTATGGCTTTATTTTGATTTGCCTTTTTCTGTAACAGATACATTTCTTTATATGAGTCACCAGCACCATAAAGATCGAAACCTTCTTTAGATGTTGCGCTTACTGTTATATCACTTATGTTTACATCTGTAGTTGACTGAATAATAGATTCAAAGGCAACAGTACTAGCATTAGAAGCATTAGTAGCAGGTCCAAATCTAAAGTTCGTGAATAGATTGGTCACGGTATCTTCGATAATTATTTGAGAAATTTCTTCTTTCGCAGAAGCAATAACTTCAGTATTGCCGTAAGAAGGATAAGGCAAAGGTAAACTATCGCTAGTTCCAAAAACAGCATCTTCGCCAGCTCTCACAGTAAATAAATATTTCCAAATATATCCATCTGCTTCAGATATGTGTTCATAAGAATTTGGATCAATATCAGCGAAAGTAGGAGTCGAAGTAGATGTTCTATTTACTTCTCCTGTTAATACGTTTGTAATTCCATTAGCCTCAAGACATCTAAAGACATCGTAGTCGCCCTCTGTATTTCTCACAGTAACTACATTAGTATTCAAAGCGGCTTGAGTCGTATAGTCTACTTTGTCATCATATCCTTGATAGATTGTTCCTGTAGTCCAAGCATTCTTATAGAACATATAACGAATATTAGAGTTTGATATCTTGTTACCAAATATAACTCTACGCTGAAACTCTCGCTTCTCGTACTGAGTGTTCGTGATAGCATTTGGCTTATCAACACTAGAACCCATAATGTAATAAGAGTTTTCTGGAGTATAAGAGTTTAGTTGAGTCTCAACGATATCTTGAATGTCTGATCTTTGGTCAGATGAAAGAGTAACGCCAGAAGTCTGGTCGACATATGCTTCCAAGCCCGACAAGAAATCTGCCGCAATAGACGAATTAGGACTGTCGAAAGTAGAGAACGTTTCTTTGGTTGTTTCTACTTTAAAATTTTCTGTAATGATCTTTGCCATTATATTACCTTAAGTTCCTATCGATGTTGTTACTGCATCTGTTGCTGTCTGATCGAGAGATACAAGTTCTGTGACTAATACTTCAGATGAATTGCCTTCTGTCATTATATTCTCTTCTGTTCCTTCTGTGACGTACGGCTCATCTGATAAGTTCCATATTTGGAATTCAACGTCAAGCGTACTATCTAAATTACTTGTACTATTTATGAGAGGGGAACTGAAGACTTTTGTGCCCGCAACTCCTACTGTGTCCTTAATAAGCTGTGTATACTTTTCAGGATCAATTACAGAAGATATCTCATATGAATACTCTTGATAATAATCATTATCATGTAAGTATTTAGTGTTATCGCTCAAGAAAGATGTAGTAGAACTCCACTTTCCTTCTGTCTTACCTGGTCCAAGTGTACGAATAATTGCCTTTGCTACTAACTGATGAGACTCGTTTTTGAGATCAACAACTTCACCATCGACATATCTATATCCCGTATTAGTGATATCTACATCTTCAATCTGTCCAGTCTCGTAACTAGCATTACCAGAGATGATTGCATTTCTACCCATAGCAAGTGAATTAGAATCTGGTCTCACTCCGCTAAGAGTATATTGATTGTTCTTAATAAAGATAGGATAGTTATCATCAAAGTCGTAGAACGATAGTTTCTGGAAGTAGAAGTCATTACCTTCTCTCTTCAAGAACTTGCCAATTGATGTGTAGTAAACGAATTGATCGTTAGTACCAGGCACAAAGTTAGCATCAGGATTATTTCCAAAATCTGGATCTTCGATTTGAACTTCTTGTGTAACAATCTCGCCAACTTCAATTAAGAAGTTTGGGTTAGTGAATGTGAGAATAGTATCACGGCTATCAAATCTAGCAACATCAACATATTCAATTTCACTGAACACATCGTTGACGTAGTTATTACCTTCACTCTCAGGTACAATACCTGCGATAGATCCAATCGTAATAGACTTCGCTTCAAACGCATCTTTGATTCTTGTGTTTAAAGTTTCTGCATTAAAGCCTTGACTGACAAGCGTACCACTCATACCATAGTTAGTAGCAACAACGTCTGTCACTGTACCACTGCCTATAGGGGTTGTTGTATTCTTAATAAATCGTGTCCCGACATTGTTATCTGCTGAACCAAGCAGAGTAAAGTCTGTAGTGCCTTGTGTTTCAATTTCATAGATACCTGGATTAACCATAGCAGTCGCATTGATAATAACAGCAAGAGGCTTATCAGCAAAGTTACCAATAAAGTCTGTGATGATACTTACCGACTCTTGATTACTAATACCTTCTACTCTAAAACTAGCAGTAGCATTATAGTCAGCAATCGTGGTTATTGTAACACTATTATTACTACCGACTGTAATATTAACAGTCTCGCCAGCAGGAAGAGAATTAAACTCGAAGCCAAACCCGTCTGCATACACAGCAGGCAATAGTCTATCTTCAATCCATGTTGTCTGTGCAGTAGTAGAACTACCACTTATATAATTCGCAAAGATAGTTGCATCTTCGCCATTAATATATCGACTTGTAACGAAGTTATATCCAGAGTTTGATATATCACCTAATCTGTATCCAGTGTTATCAAGGTCTGAGTTAAATATTGCGAGCATCTTTGGATCTACAGTAGAGTCACCCGCACCAGCAAGTGCAAGTTGAGTCTGAACAAAAGATAAAAACGTTGCTTTCGTATCTCTTGCAGAAGCATCAGTACTTCTTCTATCTGGATCTTGTCTATTCGATCTTACGTAGAGAAGAGGGTGATTATATGCCACAACTCTTCCGCCGCCATTGATCGTTGCCGTGCCAGAAGAAACATCGTCTGCAACAATGTGTTGACCAGGCTGAATAGACGATACAGCAGTAGAGCCAGCAACGATCAATGCTTGAGTAGAGATAGACACATCGATATCATTATTAATGACACTGTATCCAAATCCATCATTCTCTTTAACAAAGTCGATCTTGCCTGTAGTCGTTGTTGATATATCACTCACAACACCAGTCGCACTTGTACCTGTTCCGCCAATACTTGGATTACCAAATCGATCTAAGCCAGTTGATTCAATTGTAACGATATCACCAATTTCTTGACCAGCTACAGCAGTGCCTCGAATCACATTCACACTACTTAAAGAACCAGTAACAAGTTTACCATAGCTTGTAGTTACGCCTAGTCTTGTAACAGAAATCGAATCATCAGATATAAATCTACCTGCTGAGTTAGAGAGATACGCAATAGGACATATAGTACCAGAGAAGTTTACAAAGATTAGATCGTCTACAAATGCTGTCGCACCTGATACGTCACCCTTGAGTTTATCACCACGCTTAATTGGATATCCATCAATAGAAGATACTGCACGAAGTTCAAGATACTCAGCCCCACCCCATATAGAGTCAGAAGGCTTTAGAATAGCAGTCGAAGGATAAAAGACTTCAATGTCTTCATCAAAGAACATACGAAACAATAGACGTAAACTTTCTTCAGAACCTTTTCGCTTGTATAAGTCTTGAATATGTTTTATAATGAATCGTGTATCAACTACAGTATCAATAGGTAATGACTGAAGATATTTCTTCTTAAAGAATACAAGAAAAGATGCAAGAGTAGTATCGACATCACGAAGCTTAGGTACATTCCGATCCATAATAGTTTCGTTATGCTCATAATAAGCTTTAACAAACTCTACTAGAAAGTCGCCTTCTTCCCGATACAGATCAGGAAACTGATCAGCAATCGTTGGCGAAATATGATCTCTTACATTGAGCATTCTTTATTCCGTTATTGTAGTTACGTTGACAGTAATGTCTTCACCACGTATAGTAATAATACGATCTTTAGGAGCTTTCACATCTTTCGCTACAGAGTTAGCAATGAACTTAATTGCATTACCTTCGTATGAATCGATAATTAAATTTGACAACTTGATTGCACCTGTGCTATAATCAATCGTACCAAGACTACGCTTAAAGACTGATTGAGAGGCAGACGAAGCAGTCACAGCCATCATCTTACCAGCACCATCGTCTTGTAGTGTCACTAGTGTACCTTCGATTGTTAACTTACTAGTACGTACAGCTGGTGTAAATCCTGTCAAGCCAGTCGTAGCGTCATACGCATATGGCTGAACAAGTGCAGTCTCATATGAGAAAGCAGGGTTCTGTACAGTATTCAAAGTAGGTGTAATCTGAATAATAGGTGATGCAAAGATACTTGAAGAGATAATTGAGTTGTCTACCGCATCAAGGGTAGCCGCCAAACGAGACTGACGTAGTGTCTTATTAAAGTCTGCAAGACTATCAATAGAGTATGACTCGATAGCACTCTTTACTTCGCTTTGAATCTGAGCAGGAGATTTTGTAGTATTATTAGGATCGAATACGACATCTACAATAGTATCAACAAACAAGAACTTCGCAGGTACAAACACTGGCTCGATAGTCAATGGTGTCTTGTCTTTTAGATATTCAGTGAATGACGCAATCTCAAAGTCCGCCGCCCCTTCGCCGCCAGTAACGTCTACAGAGATAATCACCTTACCAAACTCAGGAGGATCAACTTCGTCTCCACCATATACAGAGATAGCTTCGATATTTGGAAAACGATTACGTAGCAGTATTTCGTAGTCACGTGTCGTTACAGCACGTTCTTGTACTTGAAGAGCCTTAGGAGCAAACGCCCGTATAGACTCAGTTGTTTCCGCCGAGAGCCCGCCATTCGAAGGAGTCGTAATCTGTATTGATACATTAGCGGCATCTGGCAGACCATTACTCGTCATAGAGTTAACGCCGTTTGCATCTTCTGCTGAACAGATACGATACTTCGCTGTAATATTATCACCTGGTGTAGGCTGTTTTCCGAACTTGTCTTGTCCAAACTGTATAGAGTATTTCTCATCTTCTTCTGGCTGAAGATAGAATACTTTGTCAATAGCAGTAATGCCAAATATGTCTGTCTTATATACGTACTCTTCGCCATTGACTTCTACGTATAATGAGCGAGTGTCTATCATGTTATTAGATAGTATTGTGTTCGATGTGTCAAGTGTTTCTGTAATTAATCTACCTTGAAATACTTCTACGTCTTGTACAGTAAATGTTCGAGGAGCGTTTGTAGTAGTCTCGCTTGATACAGCACTATATGCTTTCTCTGTAAGGAATGTAAATGTCTGATTACCACACTTGCCGTTAATCTTCGTATCTTTTGGTATAATAAAGAAGTTACCTGATTGCGTAGCAGTGATATTAAATGTTACAATAGCCTTAGCTGATCTACGTGAACGTGGTAAATAGTTTAATTCTTTTGCGTGTGATATCATACTGTTACGCTCTTGAGCAGAGTCAAGGAACATCTCACTAATCATCATGTTATAATAGTAGTTATTATAGAATGTATTATATGCGAGTAAGTCAAGCAATACATTCATGTTAGAGCCTTCGAAGTCGTAGTCAGCAAACCTATCTTGATTGCTTAGATAAGTCTTAAGTGCTGACTTCGTTTCAAAGAAGTCTAAGTTTTGTATTGGTGATATATTTGCCATTATCTTACCCTATCGATATCGATTGAAAGTGTTTGAGGTGTCTCATTATTTATGACATAGAATACAACGTTAATGCGTACACTATTTGAATCAACGTCTCCAACGACTTCTACATTAATAATACCACAGCGTGGTTCATATGCTTGTAGTGCAGATTCAATCTTGTCTTTAATGAGTATTGCTGTTACTGGTGTGGCATTCTCGAATAGCATAGACTTAATATCACTACCAATAAGAGGCTGAAAGAGACGTTCGCCTTTATTCGTGAGTAGTATATTCTTGATTGCCTCTTTGACAGAATTCTCGTTTACTCTACGTGCAATATCATTACGACCTGGCAATAGAGCCAAGTCCTTATGGAAATCACTGTGAAGTTCACGGCGTCTTGTAAGAGGTGTTATAGTAGCCATTCTTGTTGCCTTTTACTTTTATTTATGTTATACTGAACGAAGTTTGTCACGATCATGTCTCGAAACAAGCTCTACCCATCTAGCTGTCTGTGTTGTTGGTACTGGATAATCAGATGGTGTAGTAGGCTCTCCAGCTACCCATGCTCTTCGTCCACCTATGTCAAGATGTATAAACGAACTATAGACACCGATACCAGTAAAGCCAGCACGTGAGGCTGCAACAACGAATTGCGCTCTTGTATTATAGTCACCTGATACACGTACATCAATCGCATCGCCTGTCATGTGCTTAGACTTATTCGCACCACCTACAGATGCATTCTTACCTGGTGAACGATACCCAGAATTAATCTTGACTTCTGCTCCTGTTTGTGCTATAGTACGAAGTAGTTTAAACCATACGTCATGATTGACTTTCTTCCAACCAGCACCCTTGAGATACTTACCTTCGAAGTCATTCTGATTTACAACTTGTGGCTCAAAAGAGAACTTGCCTCCAACACCGTTCTCGTCCATACCAGCAACTTGTTCTAATTCTTCTTGTGAGGGACATGTAGGACATTCGAAGTTACCTGATGCTCCATCTGCTATCTCTGCAAGACTAGGTGCTTCTTCGTTGATCTTTTCATTAGAGGCTTCGATATTCTTTGCTCTCTCATCAGCAGAAAGTCTTAATGCACCAGCTTCTACTGCTTTCTTTGTCTCTACAAGACCCGCACTCTTAAGGGCAGCTTGTTCGATTGTCAGTGCAGAAGCAAGTTTCTTAATACCATCTACGGGTGATGTGAGTAATTCTTGAATGATTTCAGTGAGTTGGCAGAAGCGAAACATCATAAGTGCTACGTTCTCAGCAGTCAATCTTTCGAATTGAGCAACCATTTTAGCCATAAACTTCTCTAGTGACTTCTTCAATCCGTCTTTATTGACTTCATCAAAGAACTCTTTGATCTGATTAGCGGCTTCTTGGATATGCTTGAATGCAGACTTAGCGGCACACTTTAATTCACCTGCCATACCAGTTAAGCTATTGACAACGCCCTCGACTTGCTTTATAAGTTGTGCTATAACTTTATCTACAATCTCTAGTACAGTATCTTTGATTTTCTTAAGTACCATAGTGAGAGTAATAGATTTCGCAAGCTTAATCGGGTCTTTCTCAGTTAAGTTCTTAATGTCAGCAATGAGGTCTTGTGCTGTAGAGATAAGTGTAAAGAGTCCACCTAGTGTCGCAAAGATATTCGTAAATGCTCCACACAGTCCACTCGATATAGACTTTCCTAGATTCGTGTTTAGATAATAGTCAAGGTCTCCAAGATAAGAGTCCAGAGGTGCTGATAGATTGTCACCCATTACAGTAGGACTCCAATCGCCTACTGCTGAGAATATTCCATCAATGTCCTGATTGTTCGATACTAAGAAATCAGCAACTTCAACAAACGTTAACGGACCTTGTGAATGTCTATCACTAAGTGTATTATAACTGGATATATCTATCTTGTCAAGTAAATTATTCGTTGCATTCGTTAAATCTACTAAAGTTTGTCTATCTAATCGCTCAATTGGATTGGCATTTAGATCAACTAGCTTCGTATAGTCATCAATCTCCTTGAATACATCAGAGGCATTCGTAAGCAACGTAGCATCAAAGCGAGATGCCAATGGTGTTGTTGATTCGCATAAAGCTGTCATAGTTCTATCCTAATGCCTGATTATTGTAGTACGAGTTAATACTACCTACTGTTATCTTACCGTCTGCTCCAACCCATCCTGGATTCTGTTCATATGCTTTAGAGCCAGACTCATATACTTCGTACCCATCACCTCGAGAAGCATAACCTGGTGCGGCTTGCATAATCCCTAATGATCCACCTCTATAGTCAAATGCATCAAGATATTGATCGTATACAGCAAGTTGTTCAGAAGCATTCATGTTCTGTATCTCACCTGTTGTATAACCTAACATCTCAGCAGTCGATGGTATGAATTGGAATAAGCCTGTAGCACCACTATCACTATTTAGTGCAGTTGTATTAAAATTACTCTCACCTTGCATCACTCTATACAATTCTTCTTTTGTCAAGCCTGGATACTTCTCTAGCATCTCTTCTAGCTGTGCTTGGAACTCAGCATCGTTGTCAAGTGCTGATGCAGACGCATAGTTACTTCTTGATGGTTTTGCTGTAGCGGCATTCGTAAATGAAGGCGTTGTAGGTGGAGATGCTCCGTCTGTAGTATCATCACTCATACGACTTGTAGAAGGTGG